CAAGTCTTTGGTCTGAATGTTTGATGGGTGCCATCTTCTTTAACAATATGATTCCCGTTCTCGTCGAGTTTCATTTGTTTTTGGCAAGGGTTTGTAACAATAGCTTCTGATACAACATACCATTTAGGATTATCTAATTCGATAGGTCGTGGTAGTGTAGGCTGTAAGATTTCGATCTTTATAGGTTTTGTTATAATCTCGACTTCTTTTGAACCAAAGACATTCTGTAGGGTACTACAACCGCTAAGGAACGTCAGGAGCGTCAAGCTCGCTAATAGCTTTGCTGTCATTCTCTATATCTCCAAATACTGTTGCCGTTCCCTTGTTAATTCTCAATTCAATTAGCCCAGGCTTAGCAAGGGCAAGCTTATCTAAGTTGTGCTTAGCAAATATAGCAAGGTATTGATCTTTCTCTTGTTCTATTTGATTATAATTACGTTGAAGGTTCTGTAAAGATTTACCTTGTTTCGCAAACGATTCTTGGATAGCAACAATAGCAGCTTTTTGTTCTGCTACTGCGCCTTCCAATTTTGAATTGTTTATCTTAAGAGTTTGGTTTTCTGAGTATAACCAATAGCCACCTAGACTGAGCACCAATATGATTCCTATGAACAATTGGTTAAACATATTAGTCTTCTTTCGGGGTTTCTACTGACTCTACTGCTTGACCTGAATGTACATCGACTTCGTCAAAAGTATCTTCAGAACCCATTGCTTCGACTTCGGCAACTTCAGGATGCTCATCAGTCATATCTTGATATTTCTGATTTAAAGCAGACCTTACGCGAGTTGTCATTTCGTCGTCGAAAGACTTCTTTAGGTTAAGTGGGTTGTTGTCCAACGCTTGTTGAATAATGTCATTTACTGGCATGTTGTTTTCTCCATATTATATTGTTAGTAAATTTATTTATACATTTTCTAAACGAACCATTAATCTCTCGGCTCGGTTAGTAACTTGTCTGTGCCATTGAGAATCTCTACCCTCAATCGCGGCTTGTTTCCAATCACCAGCAACTAATGCTTTATTGTGATTCTTGAATTTTGATAATCTTGTGCGACCCATATTAAACATCATATTGGCTACAACTTGTTTGACTTCTTGAGGGTAGTCATCCCAGCCTTCGTGTAATATTTTACAGTCAGCAACTACAGTTTCTACATCCTTGGCAAAACATTCAACTACTCTTTCTTCTGATACTGGTGTTCCAACATCTTGTCCGTTTTCCGGATCAGAATCAAGCACAAGATGCCCGATGCCAAAAGTAGCATAACCAAGATGGTCATGATAAATTTCATTTACCTTTCCTTCATCAATGGTCAGTTGTTCTCTCAATTGATCTACATCAATATCTGTATCTTTATTCCAAAACATTTTTTTTCCTCTTTATGATAACGTAGATATATCTACTGAAGTTGTTCCTTGAAATTGTAATAAGGACTCAACTTGACTCTCTGCGAAATCTTGAATATTATTTGCATAGTAATTATCACCACCTGCATATGCATATCCCCATAATGTAATATCAACCGCAGTGTCTGCTGTTGTAACTTTTGTTACTGAGCTATTAGCATAATCTGTTGCACTCAATACAGCAATCATAGGCTGTTTAGAAAATACAGAAGATCCAACTGCAACATCATAAGTTTTAACGTCTATGGTAACTTTCTTAACTGTATTATCCGTATCAATTTTTAATACTTCAACCAGTTCTAAAACTTTACTATATGTAGGCATAGATTTTACTTATCGTTGATACTAGTTTCAAACATTGGGACTGGTCTAAAGCCTTCTTTCTGAATTGAAAAACTATTCATTGGTGCAGCTTTAAGAGCAGGATCGCCCCACAATTTCATTGCTTTATTAATTGCTTCGAAAGCAGAACGAGCTTTAACTTTTTGCTCTGCGCCTTTCTTAAGTTTATTAACTGGTTTAGCAACAGTCACAACCCAATTATCAACAGCTTCCGCAAGTTCTTCGTTATATTGTCTGAATGATTTCATTTTACTATTCCCTTAATTAGAAGCCATTTTTTGTTTAGCGGCTTCGCGTTCTTTATCGCGTTCTTGCTTGCGCTTTTCACGATCTTTATCTACTTCATCAGCCGCCTTCTGGCGTTCAGCCTCTGCAGCATGTTTGAGTTTAGTTCTTTCCTTATCTTTATCTTGACGATCTTTTAAATTATCAAGTTCAGCCGCCTGTCTTGCTTTAAGGTTAGCCTGACCAACAGCATCTTCCATTTTGACCGTACCCATAATATCTCGAATACGTTTCTTGTGTTTCTTTTGATTCTTTTTAGAAACACCAGGTTCGCCATCAGGTCCAATTCCTAAACCGGCAATGTTACCACCACCAACTGCATTGGCAGGTTCTTCGTCAATCTCGCGTTTTGCTGCTTCAGCAATTAACGTTTCGTTTTCAGATAGAAACCTTTCTAGTGCAACTTCTAAATCTTCTTCAACAGATTCCTCTGTTAAATAGTTAGTAGCTTCGATTCTTTGCTGTTCACGTATCAACCATAAGGCTGAAGCGTAAGACGCAAGTTTAGTTTGTCCACCAGGAAGTTTACCTAATAGTTTCTTCAGATTCAATATCATTTGGTCAAAAATACCAAACGCAGATTTCTGACTATTCTTTACGAATTCTTTACGTTTGATTAGGATATTACCCTTCTCATCAATAATTCCTTCCTTATATGCTTCCCACTTCGTAAAGGGCGTAACTAGCCGCTTTATGAAATTAAAAACTAAAAATAGATCTACTACCATTTAAATTTCCCTAAGCCTTGTTTCGATAAACAGATCCCCATTAATAGAGTCTGCGTTTACCGCCATATCATCGTATACTAACAGTTCTGGCATATAATTCAAATATAGTACGAATGGTTTTAAATATTCGTGATACTCATGTAATCTCATGAATAACATATTTGTTGCCTGTGGACCAAACACATTGAATATAACAATGAGATGGTTTAGAATTAACCTTTCCTTCAGATCTTCATCTTGTCTATATCGACTAAAGAGTTTACGGAGATATTGAAATCTCTTAATATCCTCTTCGAACTCCGACATCTCAGTACACTGAGGGTTGTCATAGTGTTTCATCGCATATAGCAGAAAGGTTGATTCAGTCAAATTCATAACAATAAAGGCAATCTTTTTAGATTAAGCGTCAGCTACAATTGCATCTTCAACAGCGGTATCACCAGTAACACCTAAGTCACCAGCAGCAACTGCTGTAACTTTCATTGGTACTAAACATTCAGCGTGGTGTCTTCCACCTACTGTATGATATAACCACCAACCTGGACCAGTAAGACCTTTTGCTCTGTTTGCTGTAACGGCTGCTTCTGTCAAGTCAACAAAAACTGCGTTGTCTTTATCGTTAGACTTGTTAGTATTGGCAGTGGCCGCGTTGAGCCACTTAGGTGCGTCAGCTGCGACGTCTGTTTTTCCCCATAGTGCCATTGTTATTCTCCTATTATTTTTATTATTTTAAAACTTTATAAAGTTCATTAACTAAATCGGCTTTCTTTTTTCGTTTATCTAACTCAACGCCTGCTTTACGACCAGCTTCTTCAAGTCCAGCTTTTGTTAGTTTACCTAACTCGGCTTTAGTTACTTTTTTAGTAACTTGAGGACTCTTAGCTGTAGGAACCTTTTTTGGCTCCTTCACTGTGTCTACTTTAGCAGGAGTTGGGATATCTTTATCCGAAAATAAGCCTTTAATCCATTCAATCAAAAACATAATTTACTCCTATAATATAATGACTTAACTACCGCAATTGCTAGCAGCCAAATCCTTTTTCTTTGAAGGCTTGATAGAATCCTGAGCTTCAGTACCCTCAGCCTTTTCGTTGTCTCCTTCCCAGTTAGCATCGATGTAATCAAAGAATTTCTTCTTCGCTGCATCGTCTTCTAGCTCTGCTGGTGATTCGACTCCAAACTTTTTAAGCGCCTTTTGAAAGAATTCCTGATAAGCGTTTTCTTCTTCAACAGTTCTTTCACTAACTACTTCTTGTTTCTTTTGAAGAGCATCTGACATCTTAGTGTCAATCTTACCTTCGATAATTTCTTTCCAACTCATTTTGTTCTCCCTTAAAACTTTTTAATCTAATTTATATGTTCTATGTTTATTTATAACAATTTGGTTACTCGGATTTCCAAATTATTAATACCCTTAATCAATCTGTGGTATTCGCCTTTTCTTATTGTAAACCCAATCCCAGGCTTTAA